TCAAGAATTCTTTCTCAGATTCTCCATGATATCGACCGTTTCATTTCTCATCTTATCTGTCACATGCGAGTAAGTATCCATCGTAATTGAAATTCTGCTGTGCCCCAATCGGACAGAAATTTCTTTCATTTTTGCGCCATTTTCGAGAAGAAGTGTAGCATGAGTATGTCTGAGAGAATGGAAGTTAAAAGAGAGGGAGAGTGCATTCGATATCCTTCTTGTGTTCCATTTCACCACACTTGGCGTAACTAGCTCACCGTATTCCTTCGTACATACTGCATTTGAATCAATGTAGAGCTTTCCATACTTCATTCGATTTTCTAATTGTTGTTTCTTATGTTTTTTCAGAATTGCTAGCAAGGTTTGTCCAATAAAAATCGTTCGATTGGAACTGCTTGTCTTTGGTGTACCATATACCCATGCGCCATCATTCTTTACCATTTGTTTCTCTACAGTAATTGTTCCATTTGAAAAATCGACATTATCCCACGTCAGACCACAAACTTCGCCAACGCGCATTCCCGTATAAAATCCAATATTCAAAGGAATATAGAAAGGATGGCCTTCAGGAGTGATTTCTAGCATATGATCAAAGTCTTCAAGAGAAATGATTTTTAGATCTTTTTTAGTCGTTGGTCGTTCTTCATATTTTGGTATCTTTACATACAGCATAGGATTTTGCTTGATTAACCCCCAAGGATAAACCGCCATATTCAGCGCATTCTTAAGGACAGAGTGAGTAATAGTCATTGTTTTCTTCGAGTAACCCTTTTTAAATTCAGCATTGATGAAATTTTGTAAAAGAGCAGGGGAGAGATCCGTAAGTTTTTTCTTTCCTAAATAACCGTTTATATGATTTTTGATGGTAAATCGGTAGTTTTCATAGGTATTGTATTTTAGATTTAGTTTAACGTATTCCTCCATCCAAAAATCAAGGTATTGTTTTACTCGAGTATCCGTACCTAAAAAGTATTGTCCTGTTTCGTCAATATCTGATAAAACTTTTCGTAAAGCAGCTTCGGCCTCTGGTCGGGTGTCTCCGCCAACTTTCTCCACTTTTTTTCTTGAGCCATCATCATTGATATCTTCAAAATAATAATACCAACGTTTTCCACGTTTTCTCACACCGCCACGCATAAAATCAGTCCTTTCATATTGCTATGTCATTAGTACGATAGTTAAATTCTTTTGGTACATATAGAGAGGGAATAGATGTAAAATCCGTATTTTCAATAGAAGTATACGAACTTATGTTCTTTTGCGTTTAAAAAGAAAAGCCCGAAGGCCAGTCTTTATTGTAAATTTAAGTTAATATCATATGTGTGATACGAGTTTTCATCATCATAATTATCAGTTTCATAGCTAGAATCAATCTTCAATCGAAGAGATTTGATTGAAGATGCATCAGGAAGTTTTGATAAAGGATAGATGCCCCAACCATCTTTTTTTGTTCCTTTCATGAAGTCACCATCCCATGAATCATAATTAAAGACTCCGCCATCATCAACTTGCTCACCATAGTCAGTTACAATTGTGGCTTGATTAGGGTATATAGATACATCTTGTTGTGTATTATCTATGTTGTAATGCACGGCTACAAAACCATTATATTGATTATCAGAATAGTCTTTGATATCAGTAGTTTTCACAACTGAGACCCGATCGATATTTAGGTTAACACCCGCCCAAGAATTATCATTAAAATTGGTTGAATAATCTTGTTTACCTTGTACTTCTATGGATTCTCCATCAGGTACATTATCAGCTATTTTTCCGAAATCTGAATCATTTGATAGAAGATTAGTCTTTTTTTCCACAGAGCTACTGAATTCAAGAGAAACCATTGTAGAGCTCGCAGTGGTTGTTTCTTTAGGCGTATCAGAATTTGAATTACTATTTCCACATGCTCCTAGTACGATACTAGAGAACAGAATTAATCCTACCCCAACTATTTTTTTCATTTCTTCCTCCATAACAATAAAAATATATTTACTCCCACTTAATGGCAGGTAGTGATAGTCACCAAAAAATAAATTTTTTATAAAAATTTATTTACAACATCAATAATTTGGCTTGAATAGTTATAGATATCTATTGGTTCGTTTAATTCATAAACTGTATGATTTTCATCATTCAGCTCAATTTTCATTCCGTTTGTATTAAATCGGACACGTAAAATCCATTTTCTTATATTATCATCTAACAAAATATTGAAATAACTTCTATTGTCACGATAGAATAATCGATCCAATGGAATCGTATCTTTTAAGACTACTTTACAAATAGTATAAGCTTCTAATTCTTCAGGGGTCGTAACAATTTCACTATCTGTTTCATCTGTAGTATTAGATTCTGATTTAGTTTCATTGTCCTCAACAGTAACGGATGTCTTTAAAGCAGCACTCAGTTTATCATTTACTCTTTCAGCAATAAATTGGTTTAGCCCTTTTTTTATAATAGGTTTAAATTTTTCAACGGTTTGTTTAGTTTTCATACCATCATAAATTTCAGTAAGTAAATATTTTACGAAATCTTCAGTTGGATCATTGAGTTCAGAAGAAAGATAATTTTTTAATGAATTTAAATATTTAAGCTCAGCTGCAGAGCTCGTAATTTTGTCTACGTCAAAATTATCTTTGTGAAATTTAGCTAATTCTGGGATTTGGCTGTCTTTAATTTTAGTAATATTAACAGTCAAAAATGGTGTAAGATCCATTTTATTTGGTTCATCTAAATCAGTAAAAAATTTATACTCTTCTCCGTTAGTTAGTATTCCAAATTTCGATACTGTAGTGCCGAAATATCTGAATAATTGAGAATCATGTTTTGTTAATTGTTCATTAATTGATTTTGCTTCTATAAGTATAGTTGGTTGACCTTCAAGAACAATTGCATAATCAACTTTTTCACCTTTCTTTATTCCAACATCTGCAGTAAATTCTGGTACGAATTCGGTTGGATTAAATAAATCATAGCCTAATGCTGCGAAAAAAGGCATAATTAGAGAAGTTTTAGTAGCTTCCTCGGTTCCGATGCTATCTTTAAGCTCAACAACTCGTTTTCCTAATTGTTTTAACGTATCTTGAAATTTTTCTAACTCCATAGTTTTCCTCCGGGATTTTTTTCACTCCCACTTAGGGCAGGAAGTAGTAGCCGCCAATTAAATTAAAAATCTATACATGCTTTCAGGAAGCCCGTACAAATTTGTTAATTCCTCAACTTTTCTAGGGTATCGATCGTTGTCTTCTTTATAAAGAGAAACAACTAGATTAGCAGCAAAGCAATTCGCTTCGCTTTCTGATTTGCTTCTAGAATTTCTTGTAGAGACGTAATAACTTGATAATCATTTGTGGAAAATGGCATGACCAAGCTCATGGGCGCAAATATAAAAACGCTCTTCTGATTCTTTCAATTCGTGGCTTAAGAGAATGACGGATCTCCCTAATAACTCTTGAAATTGTCCTTTCGGGTTATTCATAAATGGCACGTACTTAATTTGAATGCCCATTTGTTCACAAATGATAAAAGGATTAGCAGAATTATATTTCTGCTTTAATTTACCAGCTAGATTTATTACGTCTCTCTCCATAAGAATCACTTCTCTTTGTTTTTATCTTCTTTTCTAAATTCCCAGAACAAACCAGTTAAAATATCTTTAACACGCTGTCTCTCTTCATCTGTTAAAGTTTCACCGCCATAAGCCATATCTACGTTTGAATCAAGTATTTTATCGAGTTCAATCAAATCATCTTTATCTGCCCAATCCAGAGTTTGATTTCGACCTAATAAATAATCAGTTGTGACATTAAAATAATCAGCAAGTGCTGTTAGGGTTTCTCTGTCGGGGCTTCGTTCCCCACGTTCATAACCAGAAATTGAAACTTTAGATACGTGGATAATATCACCTAATTGTTGTTGGGTTAATTTCTTACTTTTTCTTAATTCTTTTAATCTGGTTCCAAAGTCCATGTTAACACCTCGTTTCTATTATGATTTTATCGTTAACAAACGGTTAACACAAGGAATACAAAAAAAGTTAACTAATTGTGTAATGTTTTATTGACAATTAACAAATAGTTAATTAAAATATAGTTAACTTGAAGTTAACAAAAGGAGGAACTTAAATGGTGCTAAAAAATCTAGAAAAAATTAGAAAGGAAAACGGCAAAACTTTTCAAGATGTAGCTGATAAAGCTGGTCTAACTAAAGAATTTTACTGGATGATCGAGAAAGGAAAAAGAAAACTTTCCTATGAAAATGCAGTCAAAATCGCTATGGTGTTTAATAAAGAACCAGACGATATTTTTTTAGAGACAGAGTTAACTAAAACGGAACTAAACTAAATGATGAGGAGATGATTCTAATGACACGACAAGAAAAAATAAACATCGTACTTGATGCTAGACCTAGACTAGTTCACATCATCAAGTGTGCTACAGACGATCAACTCGATCGTCTAGTTGAAGAAGTTCAAAAAGAGCTTGAACGTGAACTAGATGAAGCAGCTTTCGTTTGATTCTTTAAATTAATAGTATAAAAAAATTGCTCGTATCGATATACGGGCGAATAAGAATATTAGGTGTTTAAACTGTTAAAAAAATCAAGTGTTATTCGAGAATCGTTAGTCGAAGTAATTAATAAGAGTGGTGAGACCAAAAAGGAAATAGCAAGACAAATCAACGTCTCTCAACAGTCATTAAGCGATTGGACAACATTGCTTAATACGAAGCCCGTGACGTTGGAAAATGCTCAGGCGTTAACGGATCATTTTAGAGATTCAGATTTCACTCTTCAAGTGATTCATGAGTTCTTTGGTTTATTTAAATCAATAGATGGTGATGTTTATAGGAGAGATCCTTCATCCTTAGACAAGTTGCAAATGATTGAATCAGATGAGCGGAAACAGAAGAAGCAAGAAGTAGAGAAAATTCTTCTTAAACAAGTAAATTACTTAACTGTTGATGATCGTCAACAAATCATTGCATATGCTTATGAATTTTTAGATGAAATCATGGTGGAAGTAACACTAATAAGTGCATTATGCGAAATACTTGGAATCGATATTCGCAAGCTTAGTGAGGAACGGCTGTCGTACTGGGTAGCACAAGGATATATGAAAGGATGATGGAAATGGAAACATTGGAAAATATTTTTCCAAAAAAAGTTGTCTTGAAGCGCAACAATAAAAGAAACATTGAAAAATTAACATACTCAGTTACTGAAGCGGCACTAGCTATAACAACAAATCCTCAAAATGTTAAAGATTTGAGTGAAGCAGGATATTATAAACACTGCTATGTAGAATATAGAAAAGACGATCAAATTTTAACGACGCAAGATATCATTTTTTTCTCACTAGGAGTGTCTGACATTTCGCAAGGCCAAGCTGATGAATACGTTTCGCAATTGGAAGAGTTGATTCAAAAGTATAACGAAACTTTTGATGCTTTTATGGCTGAAATTAAAGTTAGAGTGGATAGCTTAAATCAACAGATTACTGATTTAACTGGTCAAGCTAAAATACTACAAGACAAGTTAGATGCTCTGAAAGAAGAAATTTCTAAATTAGGTAACTTGCATGTGATGTACAGTAACAGCATCGACTTCGGGGACTATGATTATAGCGGTAACCCGAATTTAATGAGAATAGTGAAAGCTTCTGATTTTCATCTAGAAGGTGATACTGTTGTAACAGATGTTTCTACTAATGCTATATATGTAATGTCGAAAGGTGCTGAACGACTCAACACATTTACTTCAAATAACACACCTAGTTTAATTAGTGGTAAAACGTATACCATAAGTGCAAAAGTTAAAGTAGACGAAGGTACAACTGGAGATATTGATAAGATAAGGATAGCCTATAGAAAAACTACGAACGGAACTATTTTATTATCTACTACTGCTTATGAGATTGAAGTAGGTAAAGAAATAACGGTAAAGGCTACAGGTGTAGTAAATTATGAAATCACAGATTTATCAAGATTTTATTTAACTATTGATCTTGAAGGGTATAGTAGTCGGATAAACGGTGGTGTAATTATTAGCGATATTAAGATTGAAGGTTCTGTTGCAAAGTTTTAA